TTCATCATGCACCAGTTGTGTTTTCGCGCACGCGATTGCGTGTTCTCCCCAGTCCGTAATGTCTCTGGCGTTGAATTTTTCGTCTGCGATCACGATCTCTATGATAATTTTCATTCTGAAACACCCTTGCATTATTACATTCTCGCACTCGCACTATTTTTTTACTGCTGTGTAGATTTTTGAACGATTGAATCTATGATAGCTCGCACTTCCGCGATCCACAGGTCACGATCATCACGCCCCCACTGCTCGCTCGATGCTCTGAGACGCAAAGATTTTCCGCTCGCGGTTGAACAGTTGACCGCGGTTGCAGCGCCCGAATTGGATGCGCGTGAAAAATAGTGCAGAGCATCCGCTGCCATGATCCGTGCAACCGTTGTGTTTTTACCGCGCTCGCCCCTACGCGGATATTCATACCCGCGCCGCGCAAGAGCAATCTGAACCGCACTAATCACTATGTCTGTAGAGTACATTTTTATTTTTCTCCTCCCAAGATTTTTTTCGCAAGGTTTTTCGCTTCATTTATTTTCTTAAGGGATGCAGCATCTATAACCGCTAGAGATATCGCGGCCTTGTGAACCGCCCGTAGACCGTCCATGGTAGTAGCGTTTTGGATTTTGAAAATAAAGTCGTCAACAATATCTCGGAACGGAGGCGTGTTATTTAATGGCAGTAGGCCGATTCTTTTTTTCGATGAGTCTTTCGATTCGATGAATGCTCGCATCGCAGCCGTATCATTCACCTCCTGTGCGGCTTGGTAGAGTTGATCGAATAATTTTTTTAGGTCGTCTAGGGATGCGCTCGCACCTAGCGCAGAGATTCCAGCGTCCACATTTTCTTGTGGCAGTCCTCTATTTTTTGATCCGTTCCCGTCGTTGTCTTCTCCGACGGGAATGTTGAAAATCATGCATATCAGCGTAGTCCTCGCGTAGGTTACGGTTGATTTTTCTCCGTGTATCTCTGTTTTGTTTGCGTTTCCGCGTGTGCCCACCGAATCGTTGGGCATGTCTTTTTTATATTTCCGAGAGAATCCTCCAGCATGAGAAACGATGGCTACGGTGCGCAGCCATCCTGCGCGAGCGCAATCCTCAGAGTCGAATGAAATGGATAGTCCCTCTGCTGTGTAGATCGGAGATATCTGCTCGATGATGTCTGCGAGTTTTGCATATCTCGAATTGGTCTGCGTGTTTTTGTGAGTAGAAATAACCCGCACCATCTGGGACTGAGTTCGCGCCATCGCCGCATTGAAATTTTGCTCTGCTTCTCGGTCGAGAAGTTCGCGGTGCATCGCGAAAAGTTGGTGAACCTTACCTATATCTACACCATCTATAGATGCTACGGTGCAAATCGTAGCGAGCATACTTTGCGAACCCGTACTGACTGCGATAGGGGATATGATGTGTGTCTCGTTCATTGGGTAAATACCTCGATTGTGTCTAGGCTTTCGATTGTTTTATCGACCTCGGCAAGGAAAATTTTTATTTCAGATTCCATCCCGAGAATGTAACCGTCATCGCGCATCAGACGGCGCACGAAAAGTTGGTGGCGGAACGGCATCGACGGACAAAACGATACAAAATCACACCACTCTCTATCAGTCACGCTCATCTGTGCCTGCATCTGCGCCACATATTCCGGCGCGGGAATGCCCGCAAGCATGTAGCTAATATGTGTGGCTGGTAACGGGCACTTGATTTCTATCAGTCCGTCAACACCGACCAAACCATCAGGGCTGCATCCGAATCGTTCGACGCTCGCGTGCAGGGCGAATCCGATCTGATTCACCGTTAACCCGAGCGCGATTTCGTACGCGGCGCGGGCTAGTGGTTCGTTCTCTACACCGTTTTTCATCGCCGCAGAAACAAAAATACACTCGGTCGGTTGCCCAGTCATTGTCTCCGCGATGATTTTCGCTCGCAGATTTCTGCGCCCTGCGGATTCGCCGCCCGAACGCAGTGGGGGGGCTACCACATATTCGACCACCGATGCGGTGACTTTTCCAGTGCGCAACTTGCGCCACTCATCACTGCCCTGGTCAACTTCAAAAATTTGCATTATTGTCGGCCTCTCTATTTTTCAGGAATGCGTTGATATACGGGATTATTTTCGCAAACTCGCCGCTGAACGCGTAGCGCTCGGCGAATGTTGCCAGCGTCTCCCACCCGCACGATATTTCGCATTTTGCGCGCTCGATGATATCGCGCTCTGCCTGCAATTTTGCGCGCTCGGCACGCGCCAGGTCGTGGCATTTTTGAGCATCGGCCAGATACCGCTGCTGCTCCGATAGTTTGATCGCGTGCAGGCGATCCGATTCCGCCCTAATCATCGATCGCGCCGAATCCTCTACCCTGTACCGTTCGATTTTTGTCTGTGTTTCCTGCATGTTGTTCCATTTTTTGTGGTTTTGTGTCCGACGCTGAGGCTGCAATATACACGCAAAAACACACCGCACAATAAAAATACAAAGATATTGCGTAAAATTATGATATTCGACTTGCATCTATCCGATACTTGAGTATCGTATATGTATTGTCAGACCCGCATCTCATGCCTTGGAGTATCACACATGATTAGAGCCGATACCAAGCCTGGCCGCGCGGGAACCGCGCAAAACCACTATCACCACCCATGCTACTCGGTACCCGATACCGCCCTGATACTGCGGATACCGATCGCGGCAGTGCGCATAGGCGAGATTTCCGCATTGCGAAAATTGCGGAAACACCTCGAAAAATATAATAACCGTCGGTTTATATCAGCCTGATAACGGAACCAATCACCCCAGCGACAGCACCTAGGGCGCCGGCTACGGTGGCGCCTGTTCCCTGAACTGCTGCAAATTTCCCCAGCGGGCAACTGATTGTCGGCATAGTTAGTTTAACGCTGAGCGCGGCGCGCTTACTTGTGCATCCACACCGTGTGCAAAATCCCACGCTGTCTGTGAGCGTCTCCATAACATCTACCCTGCCATCGCACCCCATGCATATTGCTACGCGTGCAGCGTAATCCTCTGCGCTCGCAGGGCCTTGCGCTGCGAGCTGTGCCTCGGCGGCTAGATAGGCGCCTGCCTTGCTGGCAAACCCCCACGCCCTAGATTCACCCACCCCTAGATGTACTTGAGCAGGTGCTGGTGCTGGTGCAGGTGCTGGTGTGGGTCTCACATAATCCGCAGATGGTTTATTGTGCCAAACTGTTTGGGATTTCATGTTAGCAGTTGGGGGGATAGGTTGTAGTGATACCCTGAGCACTGGTTGCCGTGACTGTTGTTCCCGTTAGATGGCTTGGCCATGTCCAGGTCGATGTAACGATCCTTGCCCACGGTGGGCAAGGATCGTACAGTGATCCCCAAACATGGAGCATTCTGCTCTGACTGCGGTTGCATCCGAATTTTTCCACCGTGTCCGTGGACATCTGGCACACGGCGCATGAATCAATTGCAACTGAAACGGTTGAACCATCGTAATCTGTTTCCACACCGTTGCAGCAGTTATCTATCTGATATTGATTATCTGATGGATCAGTTGCAACTGGTAAGCCACCAACCAATTTAGTCATTTGTCGTGTTACCGCACCAACAATCATGCACGCTGCTCGGCTGGTAGCCATCGAAATCGGCGGATTGGTATAACAGAAGTTAGGTACAGCCTGCACCTTTCCAGTTCCGTTATAGTTTTTACAGTGCGGAATAGTTTCAGGATGATCGGCTAAACCACTCGGATCATTGTTGCAGAATAGATTTTTTTCAGGTGGTATTCCCCATGTTCCGTCAACAACGCCACCAAACGACCAAATGAACGCATTCACATCTCCCATCATGCGGGGGACAAATGGCGGGTATTTTTCTAGTGTGCCAGTTCGATAGTGCGCACACACGGTAGTTTCAGAAAAATACGATGTACCAAATCCGCTATACAGTGCCAACGAAATCGGCCCCCACGCCTTGGTTGGCATTACATAGTTTTTATTTTCATATTGTGTTGGCCCTGCAACTGGACAATCAGAAACTAAAAAGGGGTTGTAATTTCCATTAAGATCTGTTGCGTTGTAAAAGATACCTGCTGGAGCCCACACCGTCGCCGATGTAAATATCGGAGAATTTTCATGCTGTTGATACGCCGCGTCGGTGCAGTCATGTAACTGCAATTGTGGTGAGACTGCTGAACAACCATCGTCACTATTATTTGCGCCAGAAAAGAATTGTTCGGGTACTTGCAAGCCTTGCGTTAACCAATGCGCAGAATTTGTACCGCATACTAATGTGCTTGCAAACATTTGTTTTGGATACCAAAAATCTGAGCCTAATGAATTATCCTTACCAGCACAATAGTACGACGCATTGCCAGTAGATCCTCCATCAGTTGATGGAAATCTGTCTGTGCATACTGCGGTAATTGATTGCTGCGGATTACATTTGTAACTCGGTGAAGTATCAGCACCGCATATGTGTATGTTGTTTTGTGGGGTAAATAGGGTATTCCAACCATATGCAAACTGACACGACGCATTCACATTCCACGCAGGCACTGCACCTCCCGAGTATTTGACCTGCAATCCTGCGGTAAACATACTGCCAGCCGATACCGTTGTCGCTGAGCCATCAGAATTAGCCGATGCACCCCAAGCCTTCGCCCAATTGGGGTCATAGTTCTCCCAATCGTGTTCGGCTCCCATGCACCCAGTTCCCTCGGCGTTGTTGCCCGATTCACATGGATTTGCATCAACATAATCGAATCTCTTCCAAACAGCGGGTGCAGATGTTGATGAACAATCGGTGCAATTTTGAAATGCGGGAAATGTTCCGTCCAAAGTATACGCGTCACAACAGCAATTGCAATTTGGAATAGATACGCTATTCATCCAGCATTGCGCTGACGGGCACGGAAAAGCAAAATTTCCAGCACACCATTTTACTGCTCCGCAGAAATTAAGCCAATCACTAGATGCAATACCTCCAGAAAATGTGTAATTTCGTGCAGGACTTACTGAGCAAGTCGGGCAAGTTGAATTTGGAAATGCTGGCTTAGTTATTGTGAATGCTTGATAGCAGTCTTTTGAATAATCAACAAACAAGCTTTGAAAATTGCGTACGCGATTGTCGTTGGAACAATCCCTGCAATTTGTTGCTGAACCCGTTTTGTGGTTGGTTGCCCTGCTCGTAATGATTTGCCCTGTTCTCTGCATACCCACAGCGAAATCAGACGCAACAACTACTGAATCACATGTAAGGCATGATGAGTTATTCCCGACTGCTGAGGGTACTCCAAGCGCGATAGCGTCATAGGGCGGTGTGTTGGATGAACACACATTGCAAGATTCGGTGTTGTTGCTCGCAGCGGGCAAACATGAAACACCTAGACTCATGTTTAGCGGGTACATTTGATTTGTTTCGCAACCAAGATCAAACTTGGGGTAGTTTCCTAATCCGCTGTGTGAAATCTGACCAAACACATCTTTGTTCCGATTCCAAGTAGACGGTGGAAACAATGGCTTAGCATATGCGGTGTTCGTCGGATCAACATTATCGTAATCAAATGTCCCGCCCGAAGTGTTTCCATCCTGATCTATCATCTGGATAGGACTTATCATCAGATCAGTCCATGCATTTACAGTGCTCGATACTGCGGACTCACCCCAGCACAACACAGTTCCATCGCTAAACATTACAGCAGATGTGCTGTATCCGCAGTGCAGGGATATGATTAAACCCTTCTTTGCGTGTGGTGATCCAGCACCGTATTGCAATCCAGACGGAACATCGCACTGGCCCTTGTGGTTTAATCCCCACGCCACAATTGAATTATCTGCAAGCCTTGCAATCGTGTGATAGGCACCACATTCCAGATCAACCACATCAGCGAGAATGGATGGTTGCGCTAGCGGATGCCCAGCTGGAGCAATCATCGGTGCATTTTCAGTCCAGTATCCTCCAGTGCAACAAACACCACCAGAAATGTAGGTGTATGCAACCCTGGCTTCAATAACTGAATAGTGATACCACCCTGCACGAACATGAGTGAGTCCGCCAGCACCGCAACAGCAACCTGCTTGCATCATGCTCATAATTTACTTCTTGAACCATTCGCTAATGCGTTGCATAGGTAAAATGTTGCCAGCAATGTAACCAATAAACAATGCTGCAAAACTTGCGAATGTAGAACCGATTAGACTTTCAATTGTTGCTAGTAGCATTTTGTATCTCCTGTTTGTAGGCACGATCAAATAACGGGTCACTTGCCCGCTTTGCTGCGATCCATTCCCTAGTTGATTCTGCTTGCGCTGGATCTAGCGCTGCGGCAGCAAGCGACGCTTCAACGCGCTTAGGTCGCGGTATCCAGTTAATGGCCAATCGTATAACCGTTAGCAACCCGCTTGCGCTGAGCAGGTATATACCACCGGAAATCGCTGCAACAATGAGAATCCATTGTATTAGAATCATCCATGCGGGAACCACATCTTGAACGCCCGCGATTGATTCGTGGATGGTTTTTGTTGCCTCTTTTATGGCTTGCGCCTCGCCTTGAATTTGCGTACCAATTGCCTGCGCATTCTTTGGGTATTCATTGCGTTGCAGGGTGACGCTGAGTCGATCTATAGCGTCTGCATGATTTTGCACATCGCTCGCAGCGGCAGCAATAGCATGCGATGCGGAACACGCACCCATGCAGATCGCTAGCAGAATCCAAATGCTCCATACTGCGTGCCTCATCTGCGCTGCTCCAAGCGTTCGAGGCGGATTCCGAGCGCACCAATCGCATCGTGATGCCTTGAATCGTTCGCGGCACCCAGCACCTGAGCCTTAACTAGATCCATCGAAATCTGCCGCAGTTCGGTTAGGTCTCGATCTTGCCGTTCAAGGATCGCGTCCTTCCTGCCTAGGGTTACAAACACACCACCAACACCAATAACCAACACCACCAATTGCAATACGCTGATAGCCATCTGCATCTGTGGGTTAATGGGTTGAAGCGGGCCAATTGTTGGAATGTGATTCATGCGCAGGTACCATCTATGGCGTTTGGACAACTGAAGAAAAAAAATGGTTCGCCATTATTTCTTTCGAGTGCATACATCAGCACTATAGTATTTTCACAGATGGATTTGAAATTCATACCTGCTGGGATGTTGGCTGTGGTTATTCCTGGCCCCAGTGTTGCATAGCTGCTAGTCGCGATAGATTGAGGCCCCTCACAACCGTTGTACGCCCATCCACTGGAACCTGCGAGTGTGCGCGTACGACGATACCCAAGCGTTATTTCGTAGGTGTTTGCCGCATTAAATGAAACCTCCTCCCAATCATATTTCCACGCTACAGGTGCTGATGCGCCTCCAACGGTTGCGGTTTTTCCCGAGATAGGGGTGGGTGTTCCAACAATGCGAGATGTGAAAATTTGTAGTGGTCGTGAAAATCTTTGCGGATTTTGTGCGCGCACCTGCTGCACATAGTTCACCGTGTTGGCAATTTCTAAAACCATATTGGGACTCCACGGCCCAATCGTTTCGCGTGTGTTTCCGTTAACTCTCATTGTGTGATATTCAAGTCAGAAAATGGAAATGAAGTAGGGAATGGTTGACGAAAATAGACACATCGCGCATGCGATGTGGTTATCGCAGTAACAGCTGAAGGTGCAGCCGTTGAGCAAGCATCATCAATGGTTCCGCAAATTGGTTTATCAGTCTCCCTTGATTTTGTAGCAATTTGTCTAAGGTGAAATCCATTTTCATAGATAATGGTGTAGACTATTTCATATGTTGATGAACCAGTGCGTGTGATGTTTACACCAGTGAATAATAGGGTAGAAGGTGGAAAATCGTAAGTTCCTATTGTAAAGGTTTCGCTATTCCGTTGATTCAAATGCGCCATCGCCGTAAGTGGCGGCCTTCCTGCTACAACATTGCGAATTGTTATGCGTGAAACATTGTTAAACAATGTAATTGGTTGACCACCCTCATCAACTTTGGTTCCCCCAATATCTACATCTGATGGAGTATCTTTGTTGCTTGGCGCCGTAACATACACCCTGTATACATCCACAGCCTCACCCTGCGCGCTGTATTCAATGGCTACGAAGCCAGGCTGCCCTTCGTTTTTTGTATCAATTGCGGCAGTGATTGTATCGGCAACGCTGGATTCAAAATTTATCTGAACCTCATAGACAAAACCACCGTCGTCAACCTGCCGCAAATCGTGCGATACTTGACGCAAACGCCCAGCTAAAAAGGCGCCTAACGATACAAGGGCTTGCGAGCCACCAGATACCCCATCCTCAACAGACCCAATAACCTGAATAAATGTAGTTGAGTTGGTAGATGTTGAATAGATGATTTCTGGTGTTAGTTGCTGGCCAGCCTTCTCGGTAACCACATAAGTAACCGATGAGGACCACTTTCCTCTATCTAGTCGAACATTCAAGCCCCCCGGCCTTTGGCCGTATTCCAGTGTAGTTGTCACGGTAGATTGACCTTCGTTGTATTTGCCTTTATCGCCAACACAGCAGCAGCAATTAGTGCAACGCTGGGTTTCATCCCAGCAATTGAATTATCACTCATACCAGCAACCTTCACGCCACCTACCGCTGTACTCAGTGATTCAACATTTGAGAAGTTTATAGCCCTAGTAGCAAGAGCGGTGGCTTCTTCTTGTAATTGTTTATCCTGCAACTTTTGGCGTATAGCCGCAGCTTCTGCAATTTGCGCTTTAGTTAAATGCGCTTGCTTTTCTCGTTCTGCGGTTATTTGTTTTTCTGTTTTTAATTGATCCCTATATGAACCCATAAGATCTTCAGCCATTTTTGCATCTTCAATGTTCTTTAATCTTAGATCCTGATCTTTTTTATTTTTTTCATAATATAACTGCGCGTCCATCATTGTTTTTCTAAGAACATTAGTTTTTTCCGTGTAATCTAGTTCATTTTTAGCATGATTTGTTTGCACATCAGATATGCGTTGCGCTTGAATAAGTTCGGAAACCAATTGGTCTATTCTCCCCAAACTGTGTTGTGCTTGATCTTCATTTAACCCAGCAGACTTAGAAGCTATTTCAGCCATGAATGTGTCGTAGCTTTTTGCTGCATCATTTAATCTGTTGTCAATAGACAATCGTTTTTCTTGCAATGTTTGTAATTGAAGTTCTTTTTGAATTTGTGCTGTAGCCATTGCTTCAGCGACTTGAGCCGAATACCCTCCCGCAACCAAACTATTTTTTACATCCTCTTTGTGTAGTCTTCTATTTTCTATTCGTAAATCCACAGAATCTAGTGATGTATTTTTTCTAGCTTGATTAATTTGTTCTGCAACTTTGCCGTATTGTGCCAAAACTTTAGTTTTGTTTTCGAGTGCAGCTGTACTTGCTTCAATCTGCGCAATCGATTCACCACCCTTAATCGCTTCGGCTAAAAGCATTATTTGATCACCACCCGGTAGTGACTTTACAAAACCTATCATCACATTTGAATAGACTTGCATTGCATCTATTTGCTTTTTGCTAGTCATTGCCGACAAGACTTCAGTGATTGATTGCAATCCTATTTTTACAGCAGAAAATCCAACAAAGCCTTTTAACAGTGTTTTGGATGTTATACCAAACATTGCACTGTCTTTATTTATTGTTTGTGAATAACTTGAAGTATGTGCGTAATTTTCGTCTGCTTTTTGCTTTTCATTTAGCGTGCTTTTATGTATGCTTAATTGTTTTTGTTTTTCATTTTCAGCAAGTTTTACTGCCGTTTCTTTTGCTCTTAAACTGATTTGAATTTGTTTTTGTTTTTCATTTTCTACAGCATCTGTTATTTTCTTTTGTGCTGCGGTTGCTGCGTCAATAGTGTCATGCGCAGAATTTATTTTTGAAATCGCTTCTGGAGTTGCTCCCTTTGCAGAATCTAAATCTATTTGCCTTTTGCTTTTGGTCATTATTGCAGCCTGTCGCTCTGCTGCTTTAATGGCGCGATTGGCTTTCATCTCTGCGCTCTTAGCCATGTTTTCATTATCCCGTATGACACGCTCTGATGCCGATGCATACGAACCCGCGCCAACCATCTCAACACCGATCTGGATGCTTGCACTAGCCATTGCGACCCCCAAACGCTGCATTTAATGCAGCCAATGATTCCTCAGCGGTTGGCTCTGGCTTTGAATAGTAGGGCATAAAATCATGCGCATTAAATTGTTTGCGCGTGCTGTGACAATTGGCAAGGGTTGCAGCAACAATTCCAGAGCGCAGATCATCGCGCTGCGATCCTATAGGCCCGTCAACGGCTTCAAATGCAGACCACTCAGTAAGTTCTTGACTAGACATCGTTGCTCCTAATTCAGCCAGAGTGCGGCCCATCGCTAAAGCCAAACGCATCATCAGGTATCTGATGGGCCGCTCTCTGAGTTTTTTTCCATTACCACCTTGTCGTCTTTTGTCATACCCGATAATTTGCTGGCAATATCATAGAGTCGATCAACAACTTGTGCGGGCAATTCGCCGAGTTGTTCGATGTCGCTTTCGGTAAATATTGCAGAATCATTCTCGTACAAACATAGGCACACAAGCGATGCGCGTATGTTGCGCACTGTTTTACCCTTGCTATTGAAAATGCGTTGTTCCCAGGAGTCGCGCCCTGCGGCGGTGAGGCCACGAACCGTGACATCACCCACACCGGGTACATTCACCTTCTCTTGTGGGACTGTTAATTTGAGCCCGAGGATTTTAGATTTTGTATCCATTTTATGTCAGATCTGAAGTGGTTACCGCCCCACTGATTTTTACACTCATGCTGGCCGTTACAATTTCATCCATCGAACCCTTGATAGTGAATGACTCCACAAGGCCCGTGAAGGCAAATGATGTACCGGGATTGATCGAAGCAATACCGAATGTGATCAAAAATGATTTCAGCACCGGAGCGGTGGCTGCGGCTGTTACATCAAGTTGCGCAAGAATTGCCATATGCCCCGTATCGTCCGAGTTGAAATTGACATCAAAACTTAGACTTCCAGAATCAATCATGCCGGGTGCATAGGTTTTGTGACGATCTGAAATCGTAGATGTTTCGAGAATTGAAGTTTTCATTCCTTCAATGGAGATATTTTTAACTGATAACAAAGTTCCAGAAGGTGTTGCGTAAGTAACCCCCCCAGTCGTTGTGCCGATTAAAATTGTAGAACCAAAACTAGAATAACTTGCCATGTGATTTTCCTTTATTCGTCTGGAACGCCGTCGCCAGCGTCCGTAATCGTGATTGGAGCAGCAGCATCGGAGATGTAAGTCATCTCTAAATCAACGCTGACTGCGTAATAGTTACCCGACTGATCGCCTTCCATACCCGTATCCAGTGATGTAGTAATTTTGTGCGCACGCATTTCAACAATCTTCACTCCGCGTGATTGTCCATGTGCTCCATGCAAGCCACGGCGCAAATAACTAGAAATTTTCCTAGAAATTTTTAAGGTAGTTGAAATACAATAACATGAGATGTGCGCCTTGCGTACAAGGCACTCTCTACTAAAAGATGTAGCCATTTCATCATCCGAATCAATAGTAATCACGATTGCTGGAAGCGCACTATTCTGCGCACGCATATCGGTATAGATGCGTGCGCCAACCAATGCAACTACAGTGGATACTTGTGCAATAGCATCAATCACCACCGCTGGGATTAGCATTGTTTGCGGATCGTAACTCATAGCCCTAGCTCCGCTGCGCGTTTCTTGATTGCTATTGGCATGTTTGTCCGTATGTAATTCTGAATTTGAGACTTGCTATTAGCAAACAAACTCATAATGACATTCCACCCCTGGTATGTGTTCTGTCCGCGATATCTTCCACCATCAACTATCCAGATACCGGGAGCCCATGCTTTTATTCGTGCATATGGCTTATCGTGAAAGGTTCCTATTTTGAATCCAAAGCCCTTGACCTTGAATGCGTTTGCAACCATGGCCCGCGTGAAACCAACCGTGTGTCCGGGCAGTTTGGAAAATTTGAACTTCCACCGATGAAGTCGGCCGGATTTGGGCGGTTTTTCATAGTCATTTTCTCCTCGATGCGCAGAGAATTTTGACAACAAGCCCTCACGAACTGGCTCCAAAGCATCGGTTGAAACCTGATGGTAGATATTGATGAGCTCGGTTGTGCCTAACCTGAACAGAGCAGCGTTGATCTGCTTCACCTGCGCGGCTGTTCCACGCGCAGACATTTTTTTCAGCGAGAATGCGGTTGACTTTCCCACTAGGCTACGATCTCCATGCAAACACAGTCAAGAAATTCCCTGCGCTCTTGAAAATTGATAACAGTAATCACTTCCCAAGTTTTGGTACTCATGCCATCCGTAGTCTGAAGTGTTTTTAATTGTGAAGTGTGCAAAACAATATCATTCCAACGCATGCGAATTTTGTGCGTAACGACTTGATTTAGTGCGCGGTGGTTTATTTTCTCTTCTGCGGTTGCTTCGTTGACAGAACAGAACACGGTTCCACCCGCTGTGTACGATGCAGAAGTTTGGCCATATTCGTCGGTTGCGTAGAGTTTTGAATAGACCCGCAATGGTGTGCGCAATATTCCAACATTCATGCGTAATCTCCAGTGTGATATTGTGCAATCAAAGCGTCAACCGTTTTGGGAATATCGTTGACAGTGTTGCCAATGTTTACGGGTTGACGATTTTCATACAGATGCGTAGCCATTAGCATTACCGCGTGACGCAGTGCTGCTGGAGTGCTGCTCGCAGATGATCCGTAGCCGGCAATAAATGTAATTGTTACGGCTGGTCTGCCCAAATCTTCCACTTGCGGCCACGCCGTTGAACTAGGTGCAACAATTCTACCTACGCCATTAATTGAGTATGAATAGTAGCCAGTGTTCTCAATCAGCGTAGTTGCAACACTCGATGTATTGTTATACACAATACTGGTGATACTGCTCATCGGCGAGCGCGGCAAAATAATCTCACCATTTGCTGACCCGGTAGACTCGATGGATGATGGGAAACCCGGTGATGGGAAATCTACAAGCGTGTATATAAACGATCTGTTTACAAACGCCCTGCGCGTAGCGTGCTCGATTGCCTGAGTTGATGAAACTATAAGCGTATCGATGTAGGTGTCATCCTGCGAGTGATAAATTCGTGCATGCGTTTTGAAATCAGCGGTTGTAATTACAGCTGATACCGCACCGTTGTCCACAAGGTTGCTGCGCAGGTTCATCGCTGCGCACCCCTACGAACGGCCTTACAGCATGCCGCGCCGCGCACGCATGATTCTGGTTGATCTGGATGTGTTTCCGCACGCTCCGCAAACCCCAGCGACAGCCATTCGGTAGCGGTGCGTTCATCAACGCAAATAACATCGCCCACCGCGTGGATGGTGGTATCGGTTTCTATGGATTGCAATATCTTGATGTTGAGCATGAAATCCTCCGCACGCATTTCTGCGTGCGGAGGGTTGCGTGAATGATTATGCCATTGTCAGATAAGAAAACGCGCTTGGTTGAGTAACGGTGCAATCGAGTCTGCTAGTTGAGATAAATCCAGTCTGGTTGTTAGTCGCAAACAGCTCCTTGAGTACGCGCATCGAATACGCGCTGCGTTCAGCCAAAACGCAATAATTGCCAAAGTCGCCGATAACGGCGACCTTGTTTCCCGTAGTCATAGCAGGCATAGCAGCCGATGCATAAACAGGTATCCCCATCAGACGATCAGGCTCGCCAAGAGCATTGCTGTTCTGCCAGAAATAATTAACAGTACCACTCGCAATTGAAGCAAGCCCGCGCAAAACACCGAGTACCGCATCGCTTGTGATGATGCTTGCATTTTGACGATATTGGCGGGGCAGTGTGTAAATCCACGCGATAACTTCGGCAGCGGTGAAGGTGGTTGCAGACGCACAGGTTTTATCATTCCCCGTGGTCTGGGCCATGATCGGAGATTGCGGCCCGTTGGTGACTGCGGACGATGCCAGGAAACCAAGCTCCTCGGCCTGCGCAAACATTCGAGCAAACTGCTCTACAAGTATTGATTCGATCGAAAAACCCGCACCACGAGCGGGAGCATCCTCGATGAGCTCGTTAGAAACCTTGAGCAGTCCAGTGAGTTTTCTAGGTGTCAATGTGATTTTGCCAAATGTCGATCCAGATTCTGAAAATGTGCCAGCCTCTGCAGTCCAGTTTGCAGTTCCGGTTACCGATTCAATCGCGATTTCGCGGCTAAAAGAACCCACCTGTATAACCTTAGAAACCTGACGAACAGCAGTCATCGTCTTCATTTTTGCAGCCAATTGATTGTGGTATTCAATTGGAGCTAAAGTGTCTCCGCCAGATGCCTCGCTGAGTGCCCGGATCTCGCGCATATCGCCTGGATTGGTGTGCTCGCCCAGTCGGTAGTAATTTTCCCAAGCGCGAGTTAGTTCCGGACTGCTTGTTGTGGTCTTGTATCCGTAGGTTGGACGACGATACTCGCCACCAGTTGCGCGAGTAATGAGTGCTGGCGCCTCTGGAGCATCAAACTTGGCGCCTTGCTCCATGCCCATCAACTCCTCATTGCGCTGACGCTGTGCAGTTAAGCTTGCGTACTGAGCCTTGAGGCTAGAGTACTTTTGCTCAGCTGCTGGATCCATGCCGCCGTCGGTAGCGTTTGCTCCATCAACTAACGCCTTGAGTTCCGCGTAAACCGCGCCCATTCTTTCAACCAATGTTTTGTAAGTTTCGCTTGCCATAGTAAAAGTTTCCTTCTGTTTGTTTTGCTGCGTGAGTTCTGCAAATCAACGCGATCTGCTAGACACTCACCGCAGCGGTGGGTGTCTTAAATAATTTATCAAGTGATTGTTAAGCCAAGCGCAATAGCTGCGTTTACATCTGCAAGCACGCCTGCGCATCGCAAACTGACTACAAATGCAACCTCATCTGTATTTGCATAAGTTTCATTCAGTCTTGTCACAGCCACACCATCGCTTGCTGTAACCAACATGTATCTGCTGAGATCACAGAGCAACGCCATAGGTTCGTTGCCTAATGAAACTGCGCTTGTACCTGTATTTCCAACGCTCATGTCTGCAAGTGTCCATGGAAGACCAAACATGTAGCGATCCTTGGAACCCAGTGCAATTGCCTGTTGAGAAGTTGCTGCAGCACATAAATTTAATCCGTGAGCACCTGAACCGCTGCGACCAAGCTGACCGTTAAGAATTAAACTAGATCTGCGCCAGTATTGTGCTGGTAAAATTGTTGGAACAGTAAAACCAAAAATAAATGCTTGTAAAGAGCTTCTTATTGCACTTGAATCTAAAGAGCCGCCGACAGTTAAAGCTGAAGTTCCAAATGCTCTCCCATATCGGCGACAGGTGTTAAAAATTCCGTGACAAGAATCACTGCCAACCGCTGATGTAGTTCCAGCAGTAATTGAATCAGTTGCATTGCCTACTAAAATTTGTTTGCTTACGGTGTCAGCAATGTCCTGAGCAGCTTGACGCAAAATAATGCGCTCAACACCCGCTTCGCCTTGCACAGCAGAATCCTCTAGCAATTCACGACTGACCTTCACCATAACGCTTTGGCGTTTCAATGTGAGCGCAGCGTTTGTTGAGCCTGTGTTGCTAGTTCCCGGTAATTCAAATACTGGGGGTGTTACGGTTGTTTGTGATGTTGTTGCGTCAATTAAAGTCCCAGCCTCGCCAGGATTCTTTTGAACACTAAATCCACCGCTACCAACTGGTGTAATTACAGTTAGATTGAAGGTGTTTGTAGATGTGTTGAATTTTGTAACTTTTCCAATGATTTCATCGTTGCCCAATTCCTCCATAAACATGTTGGAGTAGGTTGTTGGGATGATGGTTGTGCCACCGCTAGTAGATGAAATTGCACGCGCTTCAGCATCAGTCATGCCTACAGAACCGCGACGCAAATACAGTGAAAATAGTTGGCGATACTCGTCTGAAGATGGATCTAATCTCATGTTTGATTCCCTTTATGATCGCTTAATCTGCATAAAAAAACGCACGATCAAGCAAGTTGGTGTTCGTCGAAAAAAACCAGTTGCTCGAATCAGTGCGCTACTAGAGCATCACGGAGATTCGCTCGCTTCGAGTCGAGCACGCACTAGGCGCAGCTCGCTCGTCGCGGCAATATTAAGTTGTTGGTATAGTATATGATTTTAATCCTATGTCAAGGGCATATCAGTATTCCGGAAATAATACAATCTTCCGAGTCTTAATACGGGTTGCTTCGGCTGCGCGAGCCTCAACACTCGTTGTGGGGTTAGCCGGAAATGTTACTAGGGAAATTTCCAACAAATCTGCATCCATAATCACACGCACGGATTTTTTACCATCGCCCTTTTCGTAGGTTTCCCTTCGTACCATAAACCCAAATGAGCACTGGCTTACCACTCCACTTTGCACCAGAGCGTGGGCCTCTCTCGCAGTCGCTGTATCTGGCAATGTTGCCTCAAATCCGAGGCCAGTAGCATCCGCAAATAGTCTCAGGTTGCCGGCGCGAACGCGAGCTAATGGTTTACCGCTATCATGATTCCACAGCAGTGCAATATCTCCCGGATCTTCGAGGGCCCGATCGAATGCGTTCGGATCTATGCGTTCCAATTCGGATCCCATGTCATAGGCGGCCCATGTAACTGCATATCCGCGCACTCGCAATGCACCAGCTGATTGCGTTACGCCTGTTGTTCTAATTTCGTTTTTCATTGTTTTCTCCTGTGTTTATTAATTTCAAAAGTTCCTCGGTGGCTGCAACTGGAATTTTTTCCCACTGCTCAAACACCGTTGACAGATCAGCAATTGCACCGACGCTCTGCCTAAGCATTCCCGCGTGCCCGACGCTGTATGCATCCAATGTTGCTAGTGAAGTTTCCGCATCGAGCACACTGCCTAGCCCGACGATGCAGGCTCGCAATTCAGCGTGCAGATCTTCAATCGGTGGATGCCACTTATCTAGTTTGGATTGTGTGCGTTGCTTTACTAAATACTCAGTAACTTTGTTGATGTTGCGAGCAAATGCTGCTTGCACCGCCGGCTTGATTACCGCTAGTGCAATATCAGTTGCACTGCTCAACATCTCAACTGGTGCAACATCTACACTAGCAGGAACAGCAGGCACTGCGTCTGGCTGTGCCTGCGCACTGCTTGCTGCCGTTGTGTTTAGCGGTACGCGAATTGCATTACCACCCTCCATCGCTGGGCGACCCTCCAATGCGCGGCATTCATTGGGTGTTAGCAATCCATTCGTAACTGCAACTGCATACGCTGCATATCTCGTAGACATATCAGCTCGCAGCAAAGAATCAAATGAGATGCGTGTGCAATACGGCTGACCGCGCACAATTAATTTTCTACTGGCCTCTTGCTCTAATCGTTGCGCCCATCCTGACAAAGTGTGTTTAACAAATTCGCTATCAGCCTGTTCGGCTGAGTTGTAGGAAGTTCCATCGGAGTCACCAATTTTATGACTAGGCACCTGAAACGCTGCAGCAATTTGCTGTCTGCAATACCGACGCATCTCAATCAAGTCATTTTCCTTCATCGTGCTACTCAACTGTTGATATTTCAACCCATCTTCCAGCACTGCAACGCGACCTGCACGACTAGCACCTCCGTGCGCAGCAGTCCACGCTTCCCGCAATCGCTTTGATGCCTCTGGTGAAAGTTTGCCGGGCATGCTCAGGGTTCCACTTGGTACGGCGTTATTTGCATAAAACCGAGTGACATATTCTGAGATGACTAACTCAAGCCCGATCAAATCACGCATGCGATGAATTGGTGGGATTCCAAGCAGCCCCTCACTCGACGGGCCCACCAGATGGAAAACATCGTAGGCCCGGAATTTCTTGGAAACTTTCTCGGTGTCTGTGCCCGTGTATTTTCCACCATAAACCTGATAGTACGGTTGATTTTCACCGTCGCGGTACATTTGGATGTAATCTGCGCGTATTGGTTCAAGCGCAACTGGAACCCCGCGAGCATCTCGATGAATGTAGGCGTACCCGTTCCCAGAGAGTAAAGCGGATTGCAACAGCAATTCCTTGCCTTGCATGGCGCCGACATCATCACTCCATTCAGTATTCAACAAATTGTACAGTGGGTGTGATGGCTCATTGATTTTGCCCTCGGGATTCTCTCGGAGTATTTGCCATTCCAATCGTGCAACGCTGCTGCTGATTAAGTTTACACAACTGAATACACTCGGAGCCTCCATTGCTCGGTGTGGTGTGATTGATTCACCAGTGTAAGAATGCGCTTGTACATATGATTGTATTGATCCTCCAAGCGTTTGACCTATCGGGATATTGTCCTCATAGTCTGAGCGTGGTGGCTGCGAACCTAGATATCTCTTTAGTAGATCAATTAGAGCCATGTTAAATCTCTTTCTTCATAGACCGATGGTCCGGAATTAGTATTTTCTTTGTGCATCCACGCAGCCAATGCAGTCACTAACGCAGCAAGCGCGTCGATGCGCTCGGTGCTGGTTGCTTTGCTTGGCTTTATATTGCCCGCAGGATCTGTGTCAATCACCGCATTGCTTACACACCAGTTTAACAGATCGTTTCCATTGTGTCTTAATTTTTTACTAACCACCAATGCCTCAAGTTTTTTTGATGGCTCAGACAGTGTGCGATAGCCCTGACGAACTTCGATCATTGGTACACCCTCGGTGTACAAACCCGTGCTTAGTTGCGTTGCATTCCACGGATCGTAGCCGACAGATTTCACCTCATAGAGAACGCAACATTGTCTGATGTAATCCGCAACAAAATCGTAATCTACAACTGATCCAGGTGTAGATATTAAATGCCCCTTGCGTACCCACACATCGTAGGGTGCGCGATCGCTGCGACTCCTGCGCAATACGCCCTCCTCGGGGCACCAAGCCTGAGTTAAAACATCTACGCTGCCATTGGAATTTGGGAAGATCAAGGCCAATGCCGTTAGATCCGTATTAGTGGAAAGATCTAAACCTAAATAACATTCACGACCCCGAAGAGAATCTTTATCGGCCGTGCTTGATTCGCATTTATTCCAAGAATCCGCGGTGATCCATGTGCGCTTGGATTGAGTCCACTGGCATAAATAGAGTTGACGAAATGTAGTTTCGAATCCAGAAATTTCTTTTGCCTTTTCACATTCAGCAGTTAAAAAGTCTTCGTGAATAGTTACGCCCAGCGATGGGTTGCACTTGCGCCAAACCTTCGGATCTTTCCAATCCGCATCAATGTTTGCAGAAAATAGGCACGGTAGGAATGCGTGATCGTCAACAATTCCATCTCGCACCTTCTCTGCGTATGAATGCAATTCCCAGCACAATGATTCGCGGTCGTGGCCTGCTGTGGTGATTGAAATGTTTAGCGGTTGAGCGCGAGCACCCTGGGATGTAGCCATTGCGTCATACAGTTCTCTGTTTGGAAAAGTGTGCGTTTCATCAAATATCAAACAACTCGCATTCTTTCCGTGTTTGGTTCCAGAATCACTAGACAGGATTTCTAGTTTGCTATTCCCATGCGTGATCACATTGCGAAATATCTCAACTCGACTAGATAGCACTGGAGAACCTTGAGCCATTTGCCGACACGCATCACCTACGATTGCAGCCTGATCACGCGCCGACGCACAGCAATACACCTCAGCACCCGGCTCACGATCACACAGCAACATGTAAAGCGCGAGGCCTGATACAAGCGTGCTCTTACCATTCTTGCGCGGAACTTCAATGTAAGCCTGTCGGAAACGACGCGTTCCATCAATGCGTTTCCAACATATTAGCGATGCGAGCAAATGGTGTTGCCACGGTAACAGCTTAAAACTTTGACCAGCCCAGATGCCCTTCTGATGTTGCAACAGATTGAAGAATTGATCCATCCGATCTAACTCTTCAAAATCAAACCAATCGCCCTTTTTAGCGGTAGCCGTTGCCGAGAAGCCTGCGACGCTTAAAGGCTTACGCGGTTTTGCGTTTGAAGATGTTTTCGATACTTTGATCTGCGGTCTTTTTCTTCGACGAACTTAACCCTACGCGCGCCGATGGTGTCAACCCAAAATCTTTTGACAGCCTCGCCGCTTCATTCCTGGCGGAGTCCCGTACTTTACACCACGGATTCACATGTGTTCCGTTTCTGCAGGTGGTCACCATTCCCTCGGCTAGTAACACAATTTCTGCTCGCTCCATCTCGTCCATCGCATGCGCCCATGAGTTGTGAGCAGCTGAATCTTCAACTGCGTACACCCCAAGCGAACGCAAATCACTAATGAGTTGTGCGAAATAAAACATAGCACGATCGCTGCGCCCTACCATAGGGGTCATCCGGGCGGGAGAATCTGTACCGACCGGTTCGCTTGCTCTGGCGGAGCAAAGCTCAGATCCACGCAGACGCAAAATGCTAGTAGGTATCCTTGTTGGTGGCATCAAACTATC